AAGCCGTTACGTTCCAGGTGACGGTGAGCAGCATTGGAACGAATGTGCAGGTGCGTTTTGAGGGCAGCCTTGACGACACCAACTTCTTTAACCTCGACGACGAAGCTCAAGACACCACAATTTCCGCTAATGGAACAACTGGGTATTCTTTAAGCGGAACTCCCGTAGAGTTCGTTCGGTTGCGTTTAGTGAGCATCAGCGGTGGGTCTCCTACCGTCGCAACAGTAGTTGGAGCCCTTTGAGGCATGGCAGGAAGACTACGCAGCAGCATCAATATCGGCCTTAACAACGGGCTACGTCAAAGCATTTCAGGTGGCGTTGCCGTAGTTCTTGTTCTTAAAAATTTAGTGACTCAAGGCAGCGACCAGCTGATCACGCAGTCTGGCGATACATTTACAGGTAACGTCCGATGAAACGTCCCGACCCAATGATTCCGAATAAGCCTGGTGCCTGTGACGTGGAAGCGATGAGCAACCGCCAAAAGTGGTTGGAAGAGCTGTATTTCTACGATGGCCGCGACAAGCGTGACCACAAGATGCACGGTCTTTTCACTGGTCTTGCACAAAAGTATCAGCAATTTATCGGCTGATGGCTAAGTCATTGAGCGGGCAAAATTTTGTCCCTAGCAAACCTAAAAAGACTCGTCAAGGTGATGGATCACATTCAAAACCGTCACATGGACGGAAGAAGTATCGTGGTCAGGGAAAACGCTAATCCTCTTCCAAATGTTCAAGCCTCTCGCGATCGCTGTTTCTGGTGTTCTCGTTGGTTCAGCTGCCTTGGCAGGCCCCTATGCCAACGTGGAGAATAACGCTGGCTATCAAGACGGTTTCCTCGGTTCAACCACCGATCTTCATGTCGGATATGAAGGTGGTGATGGAACGTATGGTTACTATCTGCAAGGTGGTCCTGCAATCGTCTCTCCTGATGGTTCTGACGTTGAAATGGAACTGTCTGGCAAGGTAGGCGGCAGCGTTCAAGCCACTGACAACTTCGGTGTCTATGGCGAGATCAGCTTCATCACCACTGATGAAGAGCCTGCTGTTGGCACCAAGATTGGCGCTAAGTGGTCCTTCTGAGCTAGCTTGAGTCTGCAGAGACGCATTTGCCCCTTCCTGGTCACACAGCAGGAGGGGGTTTTTCTTTGGTGATCACCATGCAAAAAGTCTTCAATCTGATGGCCGTTGCATCCTTCGTGATGTCTGGAACGCTGGTTGCTGGAACGGTGGTGTTTTACTCGCGTATCCCATCGCTGACCAAGAAGTACATCAGCGAGCTGAAGCTGGATCTGACACAGACGATTTTGGATCAGGTGCCCGTTCCAGAGATTCCTGAGATGCCAACGCTGCCAACGGAGACTGGTCCAGCTGTGCCCTTCAAGATGCCTTGACTTAGTCTTTTGCGATCTTGTAGTCACAGCCAAGCTTCTCAACGACTCGTAACTCCATGCCCATAAACAGAGCATAAGCGGCGTCGTGTTCGTAGGTGACCATGCCCTTCTCTACTAAGGCGTAGTAAAACTCTGGAGAACACCACAGCGCGTGACAACCATTAGGGTGGCCAGTCGCCATCTTGGCTTCCAAGATTTCGATTGGGCTAATGTCCATCAAATGCAGGCTAGAGCTATTACTATAGCACAAAAAAGATTAGGTCACCATCTTGGTGTTGGCGGTTGGATCGTCGTCATGAGCTTCTGGTCCGAACCCTTCAGCCTTGATTTTTGCCATATCAAGTTCTGGCGCGGCTGCTTCTGGTTTTTGATCAAACGAAGCTAGCCATGCACGCAACGCATCACCTGTTGGCGTGCCTTTCGGCCATTTAATCCACTTGAGGATGGCTTTTGGATCGGTGAATGGTCTGGCAGATTTGCCGCACAATACGGTGTAAACAACAGACGGCCCTTCACGTCTACGGTTACGTTCAATCCAGAGCTGACCTGCTGTAAACCGTTCTGACTTCATGCCGGAAATTCCTGAGATTGGTATTGGAACGATAGGCGTGCCAAGAATCCCAGAGCATCAAGTCATTCCACCGCCAAGGTTGCCATCAGAACCACCAGTGACATTGATGCTGGGCTTTCCTGTTGCAGACATTCCCGGTGGTGAGATTCCACACTATGAACCTCTGGACTTCACACCTGGGCAACACTTGCGGCAAGTGACAAGGCCACCAGAGCCTGCTGAAGAGGAAAAACCGGCTGAGCCGAAACAGCCGGTTACTGCACCCCTGCCAGTTGTACCGCCATCAACTGACACTTTTAACGTAGAGCCAGAATTGCCTTGTCCTCCACCTGACGCAATTCCTTTAGGAGCGAAGAACAAAACTCAAACTGCTGTAATCATTGGTTACGAGGTCGTGGATGGCAGATGTGAAGCACAACTCAAACCGCTGGACGTACCAGAGATTATCGGCAACTATTTACCTGCTCCAGGTCTTGTCACGTCAACTGCGGTCGTTGCGACAGTGGCGACAACCAGCGCCATCATCGCGAAACCGTTAGGCGACTATCTGCTCAAAGCCGTCAAGCCTATCGTTAAAAAGACGGTGAAGACAATCAAGGAGAAGCTGGGGAAAAAGGTTCCACTGGAATCGGTATTGGAACGGCGGAAGTATCAGCGTTCTTTGCGGAAGTAGGGATTGAGTGCGTGTGGGGCGGAAGCGTACCTGGCGAATTGACTAAAACGACATCAGCACAGATGCTTGCGTAAGGGCTGTCTGGATGGAACATGACTCCATCCTTCATCAGATCAGAGCAATTCTTGAGACGCTTGATCTCGTAGACCATGCGCTCATGAGCGATCTTTGCGTCTAGAAGTGCCACTTGCTTTTCGGCAGCGGCCCTGCAAGTTCTGACGTGATGTCGATCGAGCGGTATTGAAAACGTGGCAGTGATACCGCTGTTGATCGAGTAATTCGATTTTTGGCCCGTTCTAACTGGACGCATGTATAAGAGAGCACCCGGATTATCGGGCCGGCCATCCGGGATGGGATTACCTTCCGGATCAAACGCGCCAGTGATATCGAGGTTGTCATAAACCGGTTCGTCATAGTAAGCCTCGTAAGGTTTTGACCACCCAGTTGTAGCGCTGATGAACGGATTTATGTTCAGGGTTGCACCCTGACAGCTAATACCTCCTCCGTATGTATTCGTAAATTGCCTACTTGGCACAACTTGTACTGCCTGATTCGTCACACTTCCGGAACTATTTGCCACTGGAGCTGCAGTGCTTGATACCTGAGCCTGCACTGGAGCGGAAAACAGCAAAAGCGCTGCTATAACTCTCTTCATTCCGTAAACGTGCTCAACGTTTCATTGAGCGACTCTATATCTGTTTCGCGAGTGATGATTGTGTGCTCTATCAGCCCTGGTCCTTGCAGCGTTTCAGAAAAGCTGAAAGTAGCTGCTTCATTGACGATCTTCCACGATGGCTTTGACGCTGGGTCAAGTCCACGCCACACACTGGCAACACCGTCAAGGCTGTTGGTTGTTGTGACTAGGCTCATTGGAGCGATGGGACCATCAGGGGCAACATTTGTCCCAGTCACTGAATACTCGTAACCAGTCCGATACCGATAAGAGTTGATCACCTCGTTGACTTTGGTTTTCGTCGTTGTCGTTGACTTCAGCTGTCCTTGACTAAACGATGGGACAACTGGAATAGATTTAGCTTCTGGAGCGGACAGCGCAATAACGCAGAGCACGCCCCATGTGATCCAAAAACCTGACCACATCTATCTAATTATTAACTCGCTAGTGAGCTGTCCTATCGCCAGAGTATTCGCTCCGCCTGCACTCACCGTCATTGTGTGGTCTGCATTGATGACACCAGCAAGAGATCCAGCGGTGCCTGAAGCGGTGGAAACAATGCTGCCAAAGTTGGCGGCATCCCCTGTCGTCACGGCAGATGTTGGAACGGCATCAGCCTGCGTGTAGCTTTGGCTGAAGGAGAAGGCTTCTCCAGGTGTGTCTTGTGTTGCGGCAATCGTGCCAGGAGAATACACGCCGCTTGTAATCGTTCCAGCAGAGACAGTGTTAGCTGTGCTGGAGTCGGTCGTGTCAATATTTGAACCTGAGATACTGAACGAACTGCCAATCCTTTCTGCAGTTGTCACCGCAGCTCCCACAGTGAGAGAGACGGATGAGGTGATCTTATGAGTCAGGTCGGCTTTAGCAGCAGGCGCTGCAAGCAATGAAAGCCCCAGTGCTAGTGCGAGACGTTTCATTTGATGCCAGCCTTGGAATCCTTGTTATCAATACTAACGCCGTTCTCCTCCTTCTTTTTCTTGTTGAGCTTGCCTAGAGCTGGCGTGTAAGTGGCTGCAGTCCCAGTAAGCAAGCTGGCCGGGAAAGTGGGATCGACAGCCTGCGAAAAGATGCCGAGGTAGTTAGCGGTCAAGATGCCCATCGACCACAACAGGATTGTGACGCGGACAACATCGCCTAACCAAGAATGGGATTGATCGTCCTGTTCCTCTGCCTTGGACTGCGGTGTTTCTGCCATGGCCCAGTAGAGCTACGCTTCAAGGGTAACTAGGTCAATCCCATGCTTCTAGTTCTTAAGCCGTTGATCATGACGATGTGGCGCTCCAGAGCGTTCAAGGAGCTGATCATCGCGATGTTGGAGCGGATCGTCACTCGCACGGACAACGATTTGGACGATCTTGCGGTCAAGCACCTGAAGGATTTGCTGTTACCTGACACTAGAGTTGAAAAGTAAGTGACATCCGGCATCATCCAGGTGACCTTGCTATTGCTAGCCATGGGTCTTGCCCTGCTGCCATTTTTTCAATTCTTCCGTGGTACGCCCCACCAGCTGGCTGCAATTAAACAACTTGAGGAGTCAATGCCAGCGGAGCTATTGGAAGAGAACGAGGCTGATTGGTTTCAAGCGTGGAAGGAAAGTGGATATGACCAGCAGATCTACATGCCTTACTTCAGCCAACTCGACAACAAGACTGGAACGGGAAGAAGGGAGTGCTTCTCAAGTGCAGCAGCGATGGTGGCAGCGTATTATCGCCGCGTTAAGACAGATGATGAGTACAACGAGATCCGGGCTCAGTTCGGTGATACGACATCAGTTGACGCGCAGCTTTTAGCTTTAGGCACTCTTGGTTTAAAAGCTGAGTTCCGTAAAGATGGCGATGCTGACATGGTGGAGCTGGAACTTGAAAACGGCAGACCAGTTTTGGTTGGCTGGTTACATGCTGGAAATATGCTTCGCGGTGAGCCACCAATGTGCAACGGCTTAGGCTGCGGACATTGGAGCGTAATCAGTGGTTACGCAGGCAAGAACAGCAACGATCCAGAGTGGATCATGCAGGATCCAAGGGGGTATCCAGAGATGGAGAAAGGTGGCCACAGCAACCCGCATCTGGGACGTAACGTTCGAGTGAGGCAGGCTGCGTTTTACCAGCGTTGGCAAGCTGAAGGCCCAGGTACGGGTTGGGTGATTTTGGTCAGCGAATAATCGACATAAAGAAAAACGGTGCTTACCATTCTGGAAAGTACACTCTGTAACAATCCAATGGGCTGGGCAGACTGGATGATCGTCCACCAAAGCCTTGAGGAGGAGTTGGAATTGGAACGTAACGTTCGAGATGTGCAGGGCTGCACCGATGAAAACGCACTTAGAGCATTGTGCGTATCACTGGTCCGCACCAACTGGCATCAATCCAAACTGCTTAAGCAGGCAGTAGGCCACATCGGTGAGTTAGACGCGATCAATACGGCACAGGGATAATTTCTAGTCGTTTGCCCGACAGGTCTGCGGCACTCCTGGCCCGTTCCAGGCTGCTGTAGCTGCAGGCGTCATCCGCGCTGCTAGTCCAGAAAACGTCACCTGAATTTGTGTAGAGCGCAGAAATGAACAGCGGCTCCGGCTGGGCCGCTTTGAGGGCAAAACGCATTGTGTGTCAGTCGTTAAGGATGTCCAACAAAATGTCGGCTTTTGATTTGGCCCGGCCTTCGATTCGGTTGCGGATGGATGACCTCCACTGAACCTGATCTTTGGCCATAGCCTCGTTGTAAACGGTACTTGGGTAAACCCGCTTGAGTTCGGAATACACAGCTTCTCTTATCCAAGCCGCAGGGCGTTGGTCCGTCTCAGCCGCTTTCTCAAGCAAAAGCTCAGCTCTGTTCGGATCAATAAGAACGTGGTAGTGCGCTTTATTGCCGTGAAGCTGCGCCATGTGACTCAAAATGCTACAACAATCTTACCACGTAATCGAGTCATCCACCTTCTTTTTCCAGGCAGTGGATTGAGCACGACGAGCTTGGGCGCGTTGGTTGGTGCAACCCGCCCGCACTTCATACGCCCTCTCTAAGAACATCGCAGCCCGCTGCAGATCACCCGTTGTTGCTGTCTGGATCGCCTTGTTTAAGCGCTCCATCACGAGTTGCCTGCCTGTACGCGGCATCCATCGCCTCTCGGAAGTCCTGGTGGTACGTTACTGCCCCTCCAAAGTTTGAGTACCAGCCTCGCTCAGTGCGGTAGATGCTGATCATCAGTGGGTCTCCTGCCAGGTTTTGCCGAAAGACACCTCAGCCAAAGCGGGAATCTCACCCAACCATTTGGCCTCTGCCTCTTCCATCACCTGTTTTAGGGTTGCTGCCCACTCTTCAGCTGCATCTTCCCTAACAAGCAACAGAATTTCGTCATGCACCGCAGCCGCGATGCGAACGGTCTCCTCTCCAGCCTCTTTAACAAGCGGCCACAGTTTGCCTAAAGCGTGCTTGAGGATCGCTGCACCAGCCCCCTGAACAGGCGTGTTACAGCGGACAGTTAGGCGATTAGCGTCACCAGGCAAATCTCTCCTCATACCAGTTTCAGGTATTTCTATAAACTGAATGCCGCATTTACCTTTAATTCTAGGATTAGGGTTTGTAGCTTTTTTACTTTCTTCTTCATGCCACTTGGCTATGCCCTCAAACTGATCAAACCAGTTAGACCTAACTCTCTTTGCCTCATCTAACGTCATGCTTACACCGCTACCAGCAGCGTAATTACGCAGCCCATTAGCCCCTGAGCCATATAACAACCCGAAGTTTGCAGATTTAGCAATCTGACGCGTACAGCCAATAGCCTCAGCGGTCACCGTGTGCAAGTCTTCTCCGTCTTTAAACGCCTGGATCATCTTCTTGTCCTGCGCTACAGCTGCCGCTAAACGCAGTTCCATCTGACCAAAGTCGGCGTCAACAATCAGCCAGCCTTCCGGCGCTTCTACGCAGCTACGAAACTGCTTGTCCTTAGGTATCTGTTGGTTATTAGGGTTAAAGCAAGTCATACGCCCTGTTTCAGCGCCAAGCTGCATATAGCTGGCTTTTACAAACCCATCTGAGAGCATTTTTTCTTGAATAGAGGTAATCATTTGCCGCCTTTTCTCAGCTTTCTTCCAGTTCAAATACATTTGAACAACAGGGTGATACCCAGCAAACTCACTAAGCGCATTCTTAGACACACTTTCAAGTTCTACTTTGAGAACAGCAGAGAGCTTACTTTTAAGTTGTTGAGGACTATTTAAATTAAAACCCTTGAGCTTTTTAGTCCCGGCTCTAACACTGCCTTCGTCCTTGGCACGTAAATTAAAAGAGTCGTCTTCATCTCTAGGCAGCTTCTGTCCTTCGGGTAGAGCCGAATCAAGTTCTCTGATAAATTCTTTCGCCAGCTCTTTTATATCGTATTCGTAGTCTAGCTTCCTCTGCGCTAAATTTTCTTTGTTCCACGGCAGGCCAGTCCTCCACATCTGGGCCATAGCAGGCAATGCGCGGCACTCTAGTTGATAAGCGCCGCCTAAACTGTACTGACAAAGCTCGTCATTCAGGATTGGATCTAGTTCACATAAAACTTCCACATCTTTTGCAGCATAAGTTTTCTGTTCTTGAGTTAAAACTCCCGACCAGTTTGACTTTTGTTGCTCCTTATCTAACTCAACCTTTAAATACTCTTTTACAACGTCTGCGAGACCATGCTTCCTGCCAGTTTTTCCGTTAGATAGCAAGCGGCTGGCAAGCATGGAACAACCGAGGAACCGCGGATTTGGGTGGATTCCATATTCCTGCAACCACGCAATATCAAACACAGCGTTATGGGCAAGCCAGTAGCGGTCTCCGTTGCTGAAGAAGCGCCGCAAACGATCCCAGTCGCTTTCATCTGTCTGAAAAAAGTCGATAACAACAATAATCTTCCGGGTTCTGCAGCCGAGCTGTAGCAGCCGCAGCTTTCCCATCTCTGGCTGAAGCTGGCACGTCTCTGTGTCAAAGCAAACGCTTACAGCGGTATCGAGCTTGTGCAGGTGCTCCATACCAAAAAGAACTTCGTAGCTCATTTCACGTCCTCAGGTAGAGGACCACCGGTTTCACACTCCCACTCCCATTCAGGGATCATCTCATCGGGATTCTCAGGGTGTGGAGCGTACCAACCGCCTTCGTCTAAGTCCCAACCGGCGGCTGTACGGGCTTCGTAGATGCGATCTTGTTCCGCAATGGCGGCTTCGATCTTGTCAAGGTGGTCGTACCACGTTGGGCACGTCCCCATCATTCGGAGGTTTTCTTGCGCTCTGTAGAGCGATGCGGAGTCAGACATGGGTGGTGTCGTGAACCCCACTAACGTAGCACACTATTGCATGATTATGCTCTCCAAAAATGGAAAATAATCCAAGCCATACGGTGACATCACATCCACGTCGATGCCGCAGTCAAGTGCAACGGAAACCTGGGACTCAAAGTCCCTGTAACCAATCGGTCCGTCCCTGTACGTTACCTGCTCAACAGCTAGAGCCCGCGAACTGTCGTCGTAGCTAGTGAAACGCACCAGGGCCAGCGCGCTGTCGTCTATAGATGAACCTACCTTCGAGTAGGTGAAGTGAACGTTGGTTTTCACGCTAGCGAACCTCCTGTGTGAAGTATGGCTTGAGAGACCCAGAAACAACCGCCGTAGCTTTTTAATTAAGAACTTCATTGACCACACACATGACGATGTGCTCAACCTTGCGGCTGTCCATGCCAGCCCCGACTCTGCGCCTGACTTTTTGAACAAGCTCATGGATGTCCTTTGGCTGGAGCAGACGTTCTTCAGCAGAAAAGACTCGCTGCCGGATAAGTCCAGCGCGTGAAACACCCTGAGACTCAGCCTGTTTCGTCAACCGCTCCAGGTCAGGCTCAGAGAAGGCAACTTTTACTTCGCGCATGGTCAGAGGCACTCGTTGTAGAAGGCGCTGCCAGGTCCGTACTTGGCGATAATCTCTGGGAACGCAAGAAGTACGCGGTCGCGGTTTCGAGGATCACCAGCCAATGCCGCAGCAGCGATTTTGCTGAGGAAAGACCCACCATATTGGTGGGCCGTTTTAATGCTCGCGAGGGTTTGTTTTTCTGTCACGGCAGAAAGAAGAGGCGTCAGTACAATAGCACAATAACGGTGCCCTGCTTTTTCGGCTACCCGCCGAACGTAGTCACGCAAGGCAAAGATGTCTCGCCAGTTAGGGGGAGGCTCCGGCATCCATTCACGGAGCTTGGCCTCCCACTTTTGGAACCGCTCTTTCTCGGTCAGTCCCATTTAGACCCAGCTTCGCGCATCAAGCGGTCGATCTCTTCAAACGAACGCCTCGCGCGGGGATATTGATCTGGCTGTCCCATTGGGGCAGATCCCTTGGTATCAGGCGCTTTAGCAATGGGACACCCAACTTGTTTTTCAGAAGCTGTCCCATTGCTTACGGATGAATGGGACACCTCCTCCAATTTTGGCGTTTGTCCCATTGCTTGTCCCATTGCTAAAGCCTCCCCATCACTGGGTTTTTGCTCCAATGGGACACCCTCTTCAACCTCTCCGCGCACGCGCGCGTGTGGGGGTTGTTCAACAACAGCCGTGTAAAGCAGTGGGGCTTTACCGCCTTTTTGCCCTGGAACAGCAGCCTCGTGAGTCGTTATCAAGCCTCTATTAACCCAGCGTTGAAGCGCCTTACGGATTGCTGTGACATTGCCACCAACAATCGGATCTGCGTTCAACTCAGTTCGGCTTATGGAACGTGGGTGAATGGCCCGCACCCGTGACAGAACGCGATCTGTGATGCCGCTGGGTGCTGTGTTGGTGCTGTCGATCTCTGCAGTGAAGTCCGCGATCGAAAAAGTCAAATCAGACTCCTGCCGCATGATCAGCGCTGTGCCGCTCCTACCGCTCCGGCTCTTCTCCACATGGATGATCCGGCTGTGCCGTGGAGCAATCCCTTCCTCAACCTGCTTGTCCGTGGGCTCAGCAAGCCTCCAGGTCTCTGTAACGGCGTCACGGATGGCTGAGGTGCCTCTGAAGCCACCCTGCTTGTTTGCGTGGTGGATGATCAGGATGGTGGTCCGTGGGAACAGCGTGCCGTTGTTTCTTGTGAGCCAGTACAGCGGTGAGGCGAAGTCGGACTTGTTCTCGTCGAACGCCCGACCGCCAGAACAACCAATCAAGGAGTCGATGATCACGAGTTTCGGCTCCCGCTTTTTGAGCAAATTCTGGAACTGGGCGTAGTTCCCCAAATTCCAGTTGGGCTCAATGTGTACGTCCGTTGTGCGGGGGAACTCAACCTCATCAAGCTGATCATCCAAATCAGCCAAAGGCTGGTCACCGTTGAGGATCACGCAGCCGCCTTTAGCCACTGGAGCGTGCTTGCCCCGGACAACAAAAGGCGATCCAGTAACAACGTGCTTAGCAAGCGTCCAAGCAGCAGTGGACTTACCTTTACCGCCTTCCGCGTAGATAACGACGACCGCAGGTGTCGCTAAAACGTCAGGAATCAAGAAGTTGCGCTTCTCTACCTTCGATTTGAGTTCATCCAAAGTGAACCCGCCTTCATCTTCGGTATACCCGATGTGGTCAACATAAACACCCTCAAGTTTCGACTGATCCTTGTAACCAGCTTCGTTCTTAATCCGATTTATCTCATAGTTACGTTTGCCTGGATTTTCAATATCCATGGCTTCCTCCATCTGCTTCATCGCCTCCTCATATGAGAGGATCTCCTGCCTGTAGCGGATCGGCGCTGTTTCGATTTCTGCCACCACCGATGCAAGATTGTTCCCTTGAAATCGAACCTTCTCTGGGTCGTAGTGATTAGCAAGGTGCATCAAGCTGCCAAATCCCAGCCCTCCGTCAGCTTTGAAACCCGCGCCCCAGCGGTCAGCACAGGGATCGCCTTTCTTCCAATCGTCGGCATACTCCTCGTCTTTCTGCGACCACTGCCGCCAAATGTTTAAGCCGTCTTCATCCGGCATTTCGGAGTGCAGCATTGCGCCGATGCGCCACCAGAAGTCATCAGACCCTCGCCCCTGCGGCGGGATGACAGACAAGCAGTTCTCAGCAATCGCGATCTTCTCTTCTCTGGAACGGCAGCTGTAACGCAGGTCTTTTCTCTGCGCTCCGCTCGCCCCCTTCTGCTGTTTGTAGGCTTCTTCCATCTCCACCAGCAACCACTCAGGAGCCTCTGGAACGGCGTTCACATCGCCTGAGAGCTTGTATTCCCCGCCTCGGTAGTACGCGCCCCCTACAAGGCCCTGACGGCCCCACAGGACCTCCCAGCCCTCTTTGCTGGCAGCCAAGCTGATCCCAGCAACCTGGCCCCACTTGTCCTTAGGCACCCGAAACAGATACTTGGCGGCTTTCTCTTTCGGAGAAACAACAACCGGAGCACCTTTGAGGCTGGAGCCCCACTTTCTTTTCAGCGACGGCAGATTGGCGTCAACGTCAAGGATTACCAAGCCGTCACTACGAGGCCCGGTAAACACACCAATTGCTTGGTACGTCTGAGGGTTCGTCTCGATGTAGCGAGCAGAAGCGTGTGGCCGTAGATCTTCTCTGTGCGCCCTACCCAATGGCGACTTACCGCAAGCCACGCCACCTTTTTCGCCAGGCAGTTTTACGCCCTTGGCGTAGATCGGTGCGGTGGCCCAGTTTTTGGGCAGAGTCCGTGTGAAATCAGCGAGGTTCATTTGCTACAGTAGTGCTGTTGAACTTTTTATGGACACCCCTGGTGGCTTCTGCGGCCCCAGGGGTTTTTTCATTCTACAGCAGTTGACAGGCCCTGCCATTGTGCTACGTTTATGAAGCACCGGGCAACGTGCCCACCGCAACTTTCAAATGCCTTTCCTTTCCCAAAAAGCCGTCTCAGCAGTCGCTGGAGGCACTGGTGGTGGTTATCTCAACCCCTCCAAGATTCAATCTGGCAGCAGCGTGCGCTTTGCGCTGCTGAG